TGATAGAAATACACAATATATAAATCCAAAACTATTAGGAACTGAAAATACACGTATTATAGAATAAAAAAGACCCACCCGAAGGTGAGTCTTTCCAATATTCAGGCTCTCTTGGATCATCTTTCGGATCCCAATAGAAGAAATTCATCTGGGATAATCGACAATGTTTAAGAGGCTTGATTTTCATTAACTTTCTGCTAATTTAGCAAAGTATGATAATGCTTCATCGTCATCATCTGAAGCAGGTGCTTTAGATACAGATTCTACTGTCTCAACAACAGGAGTAGATGCTCTCACATCTTCAAACTCTTGCTCTACAGTTTCAGCATCATTACGAACTTGCTTAGTTCCAAGAACATTACTCAAACGAGTCTTAAGTTCATCGTATGACTTGAACTGATCATTAGCAACTAATTCTGCTAAGGAGTGCTCCTTCTTCCAGACTGCTTCCATAGCATCGTCATCATCTAGTAAAGCACTAGTGGCAGCGAACTCAGAAGAGTCATAGTTACGATAACCAGCAACGTTCTTTGCCTTCAACTTGAAGTTAGCACCTTGCCAGAAATCGAATGGATCGATTGCTTCCTCATCCTCAAACTCAGGCTGCATTGCTGCAGTTAGTTTGTCAAAGATCTTCTTACCATACTTGTATAAGAATGTCTTACCTTCGTTTTCAGGATTTGTTGGATCTTTTACTACGTAGATATTGCTGATGTAAGTTAGCTTACGCTTTTGCTTACGAGCAGTATCTTTACCTGCATCTGTTCCATTGTTCCAGAGTTGTGAGTTGAACTCAGATACTGGATCTTTTTGTCCCAAAGTAGTAAGGGAGTTTTCAATGTACCAACCACCAGGACCTTGGAAGGCATGGGAGTATAGTTTTACAAATGGTAGATCTTCACCATCTGGTGCAGGTAGGAAACGAATAACAGCATAGCCGTTACCGCCTTTGTCTACTTCTAGTTTCCACAGCCGTTCATCACCTGAACTGCCGTTATTATTCATTTTTTCAACTTCTTTTACCAGTTTAGCGGTAAGAGAACCTAATTTAGATTGCTTCTTTAAAGATGCAAATGACATTTGGATTGCCTCGGATTAATTTGGATTTAATTTGATTGTTTTTATTATAACAAAGTTTTTCTTAATTGTCAATTTGACTCTTAAGAGCTTCAATAGTATTTGACATACCAGAAAATAAAACAGATATATCAGTTCCTTTTGGGAATCCCAACATAAGAACTGATTTTTCCAATTCAGATTTCATTTTTTTAGCATCAGGATCATCAGACAAGGATAACCTTGTATACATAACCTTCTGCATATCTAACAGTGTAGTTAGATTATCAATATGCTCAAGTCTTTCATCACGATCCATATCACCAAAACTAAATCCAGAATTATAGATCTCGTTTTGGAGTTCATGGATTTCTTTTAATTCTTCCCGAACTAATTCAGATTTGAAAAAATCACCCATTGATAATTTCTCGTAACGTTTTTTTGAACTGGAACACATTAATATTTAGGAAAGGTAAATACTTTTTTAATTTTAGACTTACGGTTTCCCATACAGGATCTGTTAGTTTCTTATCAAAATCTTTTTTGAAAGAAAATACTCTTTCCATTATTGAAAGCGTTTCTAGCGAGATTTCTCCACCCAGATACTTTTTTAACAATAGGGGATGACCCTTTGAGCAATTGAACACTTTCGATAAGTCGTTCTCTGAGAGTAATTTTTCTGATTGTTCCTTGAACATATACGTCAAACTCTGTTGCCTCATTTTCCATTGAGTATATGTCGTCTCTCCAGAATTTATTATTTCTCCGATCCATAAGTTTTGTGGGTTAGTAGAATTTACAAAATTAGATAAAAGAAAATCTATTACTTCTTGATCAGAATACTTTCTAGAAGTCTTCTCAAACCAATACTTATCCTTTCTTTTATTGAATGCCGCCATTGTAGCACGAGATTTACCTCCATACTTAAAAAAGTCATATTTAGGGTTAGTAAAATGACTTTTCATTGACAAGTATGTTTTATAGGTTTCAAATGGTGTCACCTTCAAATGTCAACTCCTACTTTTTTTGGTTTGAAATCAAGTGCTGTGTCTACATTATAATCATGATAAAAATATTGTCTACCATATCTTGGTGTATTAGTTTCCCAAGTTCCTAATGGATTAATAAAACCACTTTGAGATGATGTCATAACTTTAGAAACCTTTTCTTCATCACCATCCCAATTCCACCAAGTACAAGAATCAACTGTAAGTATTGATGTATGGTTTTTAAGTGCAACTTGTCTCAAATAACCATCATGAAAACTATCCATAGTATCTAAAATTTGTTGAGAATTTTCACCATAAAACTGTTCTAGAATATTTTTTGGATATTTAACTCCATTTGTAGCATGTAATATAAGTTCAAGATCAGAGTCCGTATCTAGTTTCTCTAATTTTTTAGATATAGGTTCATTTGGAGTATGGTCTTGGTGTTGCTGATTTCCCCACATATCATTACATATGAGACAAACACCTGTAAAGTGTCTATCACTACCAGATTTATTGAAAGGTAATTTAAGTGGTTGACAAGGATACATAGAAGGAACTAGATAAGCATCTGCTCCCATGTCACTAGAAATTAAATAACACTTATCAGTTCTTGCATATAACTCACCACTCGAATTATAATGCCTAACTTGATTCCTATTAAGATTTCCATGCAATTCAGGTTCATTAAACATTGTACCTAAATGTAACCCAATGCCACACTTTTTCTGATGGTCTTCAACTTCTTTTAACGCTTCTTCTAATTCCTCTATACGATTCAACCAAGTAGGTTTATAACCAGACAGAGCACATTCAGGAGTTAATAATTCATCAACCTCATTTTCTTTAGCCCAATCAAGTGCTTTAAATATCTCTTTCTTATTATATTCAATGCTTGTTGTACTTATAGGGATCTGAGCCCCTGCTAATCTAATCTTCCTCATTAGTTTCCTCTGCTTCAAATTCAGTAATTGCATCAATAGGCACTTCTGCCTCACCTATCCTATACCAATGAACCATTTCACCAGACTTCCAACTTTTTCGTTCACCAATATATTCAAGATCTGGCATATCATAATCACGAATTATAGCCTGTAAGCGATAATGTAATAAATCTAATTCTGATGTCTTCATTTTTCAAACACCCCTTCCTTATATGGAAAACCAGGTCTTGCTACTAAAATATTAAACGATAAACTTAATCGTTCATTATCAGTTTTATTAGCCTGTGTTCCATGTTTAAGTGGTCCAGGCCAGAGAAGAAGTAATCCATTTTCTAATGGAGCAACTTCTTTACTTTTTAATGCACTAATAATATAGTTTCCACTCATACCACTATTAATATTATCAAATTGTAAGTTACCATCTTCACCATTAGTGTTTATGTAATATACACCAGAAATATCTGAAAATCCATGATGATGTTCGTGGGCATATTTATTTTTTACAGTTTTAGTAATCCAAGAATTTGAAACAATAAATGGAAACCAATTATATGGAGTAACCTCTTTTAGATATTGATTAACATTCTGGTATAAAAAATCTAAAAATTTATTACACTTATACTCTTCAAGAAGATTTCTCTCAAAAGCATCTTTATTTAATGAGTGAGTATCAGCAGTCCATTCCTTAATTTGTTCAAACTCTATAGAATCACAAACACTTTTAAGTTCATCTTGTATCTCTTCAAATTGAGAACCCTCTGCCTTATTACAGTAGATAGGTATAGGAAAAACGTCTTTAATTGGCATCTAATTTAAATCCATTACGAGCAAAATTAATATTAAAGGATAAACTTAATCGTTCATTATCAGTACTATTAGTTTGAGTTCCATGTTTAATATTACTTGGCCATAATAGTAAAAGTCCATTTTCTAATGGAGCAGTTACTTTACCACCCATTGCATTAAAAATATAATTATTACCAAATGAATCATGGATATTATCAAACATTAAATTACCATCTTCACCATTAGTGTTTATGTAATATACACCAGAAACATCAGAAAATCCATGACTATGTTCATAAGCAAACTTACCTTTCTTTGTCTTAGTAATCCACGCTGCATCTATAAAATAAGGAACTTCATACTGAGCATTTACATAAAGCAAATATTCTATTAAAGAGTCATGAATAAATTGTATTGTATTAGTACAATTATGTTCATATAAAAAAGTACTAGTAAAAGCATCCTTACTCAAATCGTGAGCATTAGGTCCCCATCCTACTGCTTCTTCAAAACCTAATTTATCAATACTATCATAAAGTTCTTTTTGAACATTATCAAACTCTTCACCATCTATCTTACGTTGATATATTGGTGTAGGCCATAATGGATTAATTGATCCTTTTGGTTCTGACATTATATGGGTAGTTTAGCTTTAGAAGTTGCTTTCATAAAATTAAGACGAGTAGCATCCCATTTTAATTTTTCTTTCAAAGGTTTTGATATTAATTTTGTTATTGATTCTATTTCAAGATTATTACTGTCACAATAATATACTATTGCATCAATATAATTAAAATCCTCTTCTGCTACAATCTTTTCTATTTCCATAGCAAACTTTTGAGGTGTGAGAAACTTACTCTCTATTACCTTTTCTAATTCTTTATTTGGTTCCATAGAGCTCCAGTTTATCTTTAACAAATTTGTTAATGTATTTTCCGAGAAGTTTAATGTACTTCGCTTTGTCTCGTTCTTCATAAATCACACACTCGCCATTTTCACAAGCCATAATAATTACCAGTTTTTTAATTGATATTCCCGTCATCTCATACAACATACATCCATATGCCATACACTGGACAAAATAATGTTCAATCCAGTCTCTTGGTTTAGGTTTCTTAGATGTCTTAAAATCTATTATCGCTAACTCGCCATCATACTCAGCAATACAATCAACGGTTCCAGCAACACCTAATTCTTTACTATATAGAGGTCCTTCCAGAGCATGTATATTACTTATTTTATTAAGATGCCCTTTAGAAATCTTAAATAAAAAATCAGAAATAGGACGTAATCCTTTAGGTAAATCTTCATTCTTTAGATAATGTTCTGT